ATGACCACAAACGCCGTAACACCCGGCGAAACCTGCTTCTACCAAGGCGAAGGCCAAACCCAACCACTGTTTCGCATCGAACCCGGCATCAACTGCCAGTTCGCCCGCGAACAAGCCTCGGAATTGATGGGCTACGCACGGGACATGACCCTGGATGGCCTGATGGAGCGAAACCACAATCTGATCTGGGCCTCGTACTACCTCAACGCCCTGGCCAAGGCGCTGCTCGACGATGCCGAAATCGGGCTCATGAAATCAGAAAACCCATAACGAAAAAGCCCCGCAGACGTTAATCTGCGGGGCTTCATCTTGTATGGCGGAGAGATAGGGATTTGAACCCTAGGTACTGTTGCCAGTACAACGGATTTCGAATCCGTTTTAGACTTCTTATTTTCTTGGCGAATGCATTTAAATCTCAGCAAAATCAACACGTTCGACACGCCATAACACAACAGCACTCCACATCGTCTGGGGGACCTATTCCCCCAGAATTCCCCCAAGACGCGTGATAGAGTCCGACGTGTCAGGGGAGCATTCAGGTTGCCGGCGTAGCACCGAATTTAGCCTCTCCTCCACCGGATTTGCTGCGACAACCAGTGCCTCGCCATTGCCCAAACGGGAAGCGTCGGGCGGTGGAACTCAACCAAAAGAAATTGCGAGATGGATATGCTGAAAGCCAAGGACATCTTCACCCCCGGTGGCTTCCCTAGCCACACATTCGTCGACGACCATCTGACAGCCAAGCACAAAATACTTCAGGATACGATCGATACCGGCACGATGTTGATATCGATCTCCGGGCCTTCGAAGTCGGGTAAGACGGTATTTGTTGAGCAAAGCCTGGGCAAGGAAAGAATCATTCCGGTCACAGGGGCTGGCATTAACTCCATTGATATTTTATGGACACGTATCTTCGACCAACTCGGTATTGATATCCCGACGTCACGAAGCTCTACCTCTAGTTCCACGAATGGCTTCACGGTAAAGCTATCCGCGAGCGGCTCCTTAATTTTTGCGAAAGCGGGGGCCGAAGGGTCAGCCGCACATCAAGATGCGCAAGGGGAAACCCTGACATTTAACCGGCCCACCGATTACCTTCAGATACTTATCAACACTTTGAAAGAACTGGACTTCGTAATATTTATTGACGACTTCCATTACATATCTCGGGAAACCCAAACGGAAATCGCCCGCCAGATAAAAGAAGCGATTCGACAAGGCGTCACCTTCATCGTGGCCTCTGTTCCTTACCATTCGGATGATGTAATCAGGGGCAATACAGATCTTCGCGGCCGAATTGTTAACATCGATTTCGATTATTGGAATCGCGAGAACCTCAAGAAAATCGCCGACCTAGGCTTCAAGGCTTTGGGTATAGAACATGACGACCAACTCTCAACCAGTTTCGCAGAACAAGCAGCTGGGTCACCGCAACTCATGCAGCAGTTGTGCCTAAATGCTTGCTTTGAGTATGACATGCGGGAACAACAACCTCCTTCAACCAAGCTCCCGTTCGCCTCGATAGCCTTTGAAAAGATATGCCGCAGAGTAGTACTCTCAGCAGACTACAGTTCAACTGTTGAGAAGATGTTGGAAGGCCCCCGCGTGCGGGGTTCAGACAGGATCAGGTACATACTAAAAGACGGTCAACAGGGTGATGTTTACTCGTTGATTATGCGGTGTTTGGCCAACGATCCTCCGCGACTTACATTGCGTTACGATGATCTCACCGCTGGGGTGAGAGGTCTCTGTAACGGTTCTTCCCCCAGTGGTTCAAGCATCACTGGTGCCTGCAGCCATATCGCAAAAATCGCGAACGACTCTGCGAACGCCAACATCATCGAATGGGACAATGAAAGTGAGGTGCTAGATATTCGAGACCCATATCTGCTCTTTTACATTCGTTGGGGTGACATCTTCACCGAGTGACCGCGCTCTCTCCGACCGAGATACTGATCAGTAGGTCTGTTTACTCAAACCACTGTATGCCGCTTCGCATGTCAGCCCCGCTATTCGGGCACGGTCATAAGCCTTCGCCAGCTCTCCCGCTCGTTCATCAGCCCGTGTGAGCAGGTCGGAGAGCACCATGGCGGCGCGGGTGGCTGCCTGGCCTCGGGCGATAGCGGCGGTATCCGTGCCGGGGCAACTGACGGTGGCGGCGAGCTTGGCGCTGTCGTCGCGCAGCCGCTGGCCAGCAGCATCGGCGCCAGCAGCGCCAGCATCCGCAATCGTTCGTTCTTCGTGGGCATGGGCTCTCGCCTCCTCCTGCGCCTCGGCGCGTCGTTGTTCTTCCTGTCTCGCGCTGCGCTCGCCCAGCACCTCGGCCAGGCGGTCGCCGCTGTCTTTCTTCGCTGAGGCCTGGCCGGCCACGGCCTGCTCCACCGATCGCCCATGCTGGTAGGCGCAGTAGTGGGTCGCCAGTAGCACCAGAAGCACCAGCGATCGAATCGCCCAGGACGTCATACGGCCACCCCTCCGAGCTTCTGCCAATGCGCCAGAAGCTTCTCCAGCTTGTGCGGGTTCTGCCCGTAGTCGTTGCCCGGGAAGCTGGCCCAGATGTTTGAGCACTTGGCGACAGCCTGCTCGATCCGGCCAGCCTTGATGTCATCAAGCGCCCGGCGCTCGCGGATTTGCTGAATAGCCACTCGGTCTTGGTTCTCCGGAGTGAAACCACCTTGCAGGCGCAGGCTTACCCGGTAGGCATCCCAGTACCTCGCCAGGAGCTGGTACCGGCCCGCCGCCGTGCTGGTGACCGGCAGCCCGTTGATTGGGAAGGTCAGCTTCTGCCGCGGGTGATCGAGGTAACCTGCGAACATGCCGCCCCCGTACAGCACGTTGTACCCGTCATCGCTGCCCTTCACGGGCGATGTGCCTTCCGAGAAGGCGATCAGATCCAGAAACCGGAGCACGTTAGCGCCTCCGGCCTGGGCTTCGGTGAGTCTGGCCATGGTTTCTCCAGGCAAAAAAATACCGCCAGGCGGCGGTATGGGTGTTCGGTTCGATTTAAGCGGGAATGGTGCGCTTAACGATGATAGGCGTAGGGTCGTCGTCCGGGCGGAATACCACCTCGTCGTGAGCGAGCAAGGGCTCGGTGTACTCAAGGACGGAGCCGTCCTCTTGGATCGCGCGGGTAGCGTGCGCCACCTCGCGATCGACGATCTCGCCGTCGATGCGGACCTTCATGGTTAGTGTTATAACGACTGACATAGCTTTTTACTCGCAGCAAATCTATTTGACTTACTTAATTTAGTGTATATATAAAAATTCCAACCATGCCTAAAGGATCAAGCAATGGAATCTGTTGAAATGTATCTAAGCATAATCGTTTCCGCCATAGCGATTGCATCTGCTGCCTGGTCACTTGTAAAGTCGCGACTAGCAAATTCAAAGGCAGAAGAGGCTTTGACAGCCTCCATGACGTTGAACAACACTATTGAGCGATTATCTCAGCAGATCAACACAATAAATAAAAAAGCAGACCGCGACATCATTGATATTCAAAACGAAATATCTAAGATTGAGCAGAAAATATCTATTGGCAGTACAAAACATGTAACGCTAAGTCATCTTCACTCATCTGGTAACAACGGAAACGGATTCGATATCAGCGGCTTATAAATAGCAGAGCCCGCTGATCGCGGGCTTTTTTCAGAAGAGTCGGCTGAGTACCTGGCCGTAGGCGCGATGCTCGATCGGACCAGGATGGTTGAAGAAGTTCGCTGCTGACAGCGACTCCGGCGCAAGCGGGATTCCACCGCCTGCTCCGTCCGTGAGGATGGTTGTGTCGCAGAATGCCGCGCCAGCCTCATAGGCTGCTGCCTTGAGCGCGGCGTTAGTATAGTCCCAAGCCCCCTTCGACATAGGGTTGGCGACAGGGTTTGGTTTGGTGACAGCCATCACCACCACCTCCATGCCTGCACCTTTCGCGCGACGAATGATCTCTGCGACGTTCTTCTGCGTATCCTTGGACCCAACCTCATTCATTCCAAAAGCCAGGATCATCAGATTCGCCTTCGTGGCCAGCACTGGCTCAAGGCGCTCAGGCCACAGGCCCTGCTGATTCCCAGTCCCAGAGTGGGTTGAGGAACCGCCGAAGTTCAGGTATTCGATCTCGCTGCCGTAGCGATCTTCCATATTGTGGATGAAGGTCCACACATAGGACTTCTTGACGTGTACCTTCCCTGCCCCGTCATCAAAGTCGAAGTAGTCCCAGCGCTCCCTGGTGTCTGGCTGCATGGCTTCCATCGAGCTACCGATATCGCGCACGGGCCCATTGGCGGTGTATGTGCCGCGCCCACTGCCGAACGCTGTAATGGAGTCCCCGTAGGAGACGATCTTGATAGGGTCGCCGTCAGCCAAAAGTGCCTTTACCCGACGAAGAGAGGCATCGTTGTGCGCCTTCTCTGCTTGGTTTTCCGGAGCCCCAGAAGTGGGGCGGCCATCTACGAAGCGATACACAGGAACGACCGTGCGCTTGTCGCCGACTACGTAGACTGTGGCAATGGCGAACTCGCCTTCCTTCAATGGTGGAATGTAATCGGACGCATCAATGTCACGGGACGCGCCGTGGCGAACGCCTACTAAGCCGTCTTCTAGGGTTGCGTAAACAAGGTCGTAGCGCTCTTGCGTGTAGTGATAGGAAGCGCTGACTGTTCCGGCATAATCTGCGCCCATCAGCTTCCCGAAGTTACGATCAGCGAAATAGTCCTTACCTTCCTGTAGGGCCCTACCGTTGGCAGTGACCGTAAGGTCGGTGATTCTGCGATGGCCAATCCAAGGGTTTGGATTGAGCGCCCATACCGCATCGCTTCTGGCCTTCGTTATAACGATATCCTGCTGTGTCACCAGCCCGCCGGCTGTGGGCGGTATTTCAACAGATCCAGAAATTTTCAATTGCTCGCCATTATCAAGCGAGATGAATCCATCAAAGATCACAGAGCCTGCCGATTCCTTCAGCTTCAGATCCGTCTTATCAACTCCAACATCGCTCTGCGAGCATGCTCCCAGGCACAAGAGCGATGCGAAAACCAAGCTCCTCAAAGTGACGCCCTCCCTTATAGAGGGCGCACATTAGCACAACCTGCAGTGCACAGACCTAGATCGCGCTCAGCGACTTGGCGTAGACCGTCCTTGTGCTGCCAACCCGGTTGGTCACAGACAGCGTCGTGGCGTTCGCTGGGAAGATATTGAATGCGCTTGCGGTGCCCGGATCGACAGCGCCCACGACAACGTCGGCCGACTTAGCGATCACGACCGGAGCCGCCGTGCCAATAATGCTGAGCAAAGCGAAGGAGCCAGTGTCGGAGACAAAGAACCACAGGCCGCGGTTGGGGTTGCTTCTCGCACTGAAGGTGCCGGTAGCGTTGTTTGCCACCGAGATCGTTTCCTGGAAGGTGTGCCCGCCGATGGATTGGTCCGTGATGCCTCTGTAAATCGAGGTGATGCTGGCCCTTAGGAACGGCCCAGTGATTGGCGTGCCAGGTGAGTTGTTGATGAAGACGTTTCGCAGCGCGCCTCCTTCTTCGCTGAAGGCATAGCTATGATTGCTACCGACGATCACGTTGCCGTCCAGCACGCAGTCGGTCGCGGATCGCAGCGTAACAGCGGAAGCAGTCCCGGCCCCTGCCGCTACGGGCGAGGTAATAATGTTGTCTTTCACTACCACTCGGCGCGTGATTGTTCCGTTGCCGCCAAGGTATATCCCGGCAGCCGGAGCTCCCATTATCACGTTGTCAGCGATAAGGATGTCCTCAGCTGGGACGGACGTCGTCAATCCGCCAACCACCATGATACCTCGATAGTCCAGGGTTGCCAGGGCATCGGTTATATAGATGTTGTTATTCGTGATAATGCAGTTCCGGGTCCACCCGGCGTAACTCGCGCCAGCGCCGCCAATCAGGATCGCAGGACCAACGCTACCGCCTGTGTGGTTGTTTGCCGCGGTGTTCATGCGCAGGGTGTTGCCGCTGACGGTGACGTTTTGCACAACGCTGGTCGCGCCCCAGCACTCCAGGCCTATCGCCTCGCGCCAACTATCCTCGAAGAAGTTGTCCTGAATGACGCCGCCGTCGACGTTACCGAACGCAATACCGAAGTTGTTTGGCTGACGGATAGTGCAATTGGCCACACGCACCCGGCGAGACCGGTTCGTTGCCCAAGAGTTGAATGGGCTGATCCCCAGAGCGCCGCCTTCCTGGCCAGTGTAGAAGCCTTGGATAACGATCCGCTCAATCGTCAGCCCCAGGATGCCGCCAAGGATAATGCCGTTCTGGCTGTTCGGCTCCGATCGGTCCAGCACGAAGTCGCTCAGAACAATGTCGGACTGCAGGTCTGTGGCGCTGGACGTGATCATGCGATTCACAGCATTTGCGAACCGCCCCTTGATTATCGTCTTCTCACCTACGCCCTTCAGGTGCACGTAAGACTTGATGTCGATCGGCTCGTTGATGAATTTGATGCCCGTTCCTAGCTGGAGCACACCTCCACCATTTGCATTCACGTAGCTGATCCCGGCAGCAATTGCGGGAGACCATCCCCAGGTGTTGTGATCGGGGCTTGGTTTGTCGGTCACCAGGTGAGCGAATTCCCAGATCGATACTTCCTGGCGGTTCAGCGCCGCCTGAATTGACTTGTCCGGCCCGGCTGCCTGCCTTTCCCATCCCAGGGTGATCAAGCCTGCAATCAGTGCTTGCCTCAGAGAAGCATCACCGACTGCTTGTAATTTGGGCGCATCAGTAGCCCAAGTACCTGTCAGAGTCAGGGGTATATCCGACGCGTTCATGACTCTGTAGAGCTCGCCATCGCGCTGCACGAGCTGTGTCTGTCGTTCAACCACCACGCCTGCGCCGTAGGTGAGATACACAGACTCGTAGCCTTGGGCGATCAGGTAGTCGGTGACCTGCTGCATTATGCCGGCCCAGGATTTCAGCGGGACGCCAAGGCGGTTCAGGTACTCCCCGAGCGGGCCGGTAACCAGCAGGTCAATGATCCCAGCGTTATCATGCAGGTCGCGCGGGTCGCTCGATCCATCGGTTCCAACCGGGTTGCCAGTGTTGTAGCGCATAGATTCTCCGGGCATAAAAATGCCCGCTCAGCGGCGGGCATGCTCGTTTCAGGGGCCGGTCAGTCCGGGAAGTTGTCGTCGTCCAAGTAGACGCGTTCGTCGTAGTTCACTGCGGTTACGTTGCAGCTCACGGTCCCACTCGGGTTGACCTCCTTGATCAGGGCCGGGTAGCAGAACTTGGCTTTGGGTCCGAACTGCAGGACAGGTGCGTCCATGGCGCTGTCCAGCACCGGCACAAAGTCCAGATCAGGGATGGTCAGGCGATAGTCGTCGATACGGGTTGCCACGTAGGGGCCAGAGGCGCTGCCATCAGGCCTGCGCAGGGCAAGCCAGTGCTCGCCGCCTGCTGACCAGTCGAATCGCTCTGATGAGACCAGCATGTGCAGGCTGCCCAGCGGGGCATATCCCTTGAGCATCGCGCTCTGGCCGTAGCCAGGCGTGGTGTCGCCAAGCATGGCGTAATCGAGGTATCCGCTGTTGAGCGCATCCAGCTCCGTTGAGAAGCTGTAGCGCTTGCGCTGGTAGACCTGCTGCCGGCGTCGGCGCATTCCGTATCGCCAGGCCCTGGTCTCGTCGCTGATGCCTTCGACCCTGACCTTTTCGGTGCGCAGGCCAAGGTCACCGGGCAGCCGGCATTCCACCGTCTCCACCTGCCAGGTGGTGCCGTCCGTGTATTCAACGTCGACCCCGTCGAAGTCATCCTCGGTGACATGCTCGGCCTCTCGCTTGAGGGGCTTGGTGACCACTTGTGGATTGAAGAGTGGGCAGTACTCCTGGTCGAAGTCCGGACCGCGCTTCTCGTCCCGCACCGGGCGGATCAATCCGCGATCAATAGTCAGCTCGGCGAAGCCGGCCTGCAGACATTCGATCATGCAGGCCTTCACGGTGCTTGCCGAATCGATTGTGCGATCGTAGTAGTCGCCGCGAGCTGTCCAGATGGCCTGCAGGCGATCCAGCTCCTCGAGGTCGATGTCGGAATTGCCGTCCTCCACTGAGTAGCCCACGCTCTGGGCCACGTATCCGATCCATGCCGCGATATCCCTGGTGGGCTCTACTGCGGTCCAAGCTCCATCTCGCCTTGTGCGCAACTTGCGGGTGGCAATAACCGATACCTGGCTCTCTGACTGGGAGGCGATGCGGTTGCCGCCCTTGACCCGCAGGGCCAGCAGCGTGACGCCAGCATAGCTCGTCGGCGCCGGCAGGTTGGCACGCAGCCCGTACCACTGAACGGTGTTGGCGTCCTGGGTGCTGGTGGACTTCGCCCCGATGCGGCGCATCCTGACCTCTGGCCGGATGTTGCCGGGAATGTCCATGAACTCGGTGAACCCCAGCTGATCCAGGGTCTTCTGGGTATAGGTCTTCTTGGATGAGGTCCAGGCGCCAGCCAGGGTGATATCGCGATACTGCATCTCGACGGTCACCGATAGGTTGTTCAGGTCGCCCTTCCCACCCACATGCACCAGGCCTTGCGGGAAGAAGATGTCCCAGGCGATGCGCGAGGTGGTGGTTCCGGCCGGGCAGGCTGGGAACGGGCCCGACCAATCGCCCTCTTGGGTCGATCCGTCCAGAGTCAGGACTGCGGCCGAGGTATTCAGCGCGTCAAATCCAAGCCAAGTAGCGTCGTTGTCGCCGATGGCATTCATCCGCTCGACCGATATCGCGGCGGTGCTGGCTGCCGTTATGCGGTATCGCAGGCCGCGGAAGCCGATGCCCATGACCAGGCCAGTTCCAACCGCCAGGCCTGTGGCCGCGCCACCAGACGCCCAGTTCAGGGTCATCTCGTCCGGCGCGGTACCCACGCCCGGCGTATAGGTCGCGACGGTGTAGTTTCCAGCGTTCGCGCCGACGATCTCGATCGGCATGCCCACGTACAGCGCGAACTGGTCGAGATTGCCGCGGATGATGTCACGCCCGGTGCCGCCGTCGATCACATCCAGGGGATAGCCGACCTCGATGCGCACGATCATGCCGGCTGCCCAGCCATCCGGAATCTGGCCGGCACCGGTCGGCACCGTGATGGTCTTGCCGGCGAACTGGTACGACTGGGCATCAGGCACTGGCGTAACGGCGTAGGTAGCCTTCAGCTCGATACCGGCGGTACCTGTCGAGGTGGCGCCCACCTCCGGAGCCGAATGCCACCACTTGGCAGCAGTTTCGGCCGATAGGTTCGCCCCTGGCTCGTACAGCGTGAACTCGGCGTCTTCGCCCAGCGAGATAACCGGCGTTTCGCCGATCAGGATGCTGCTCACCGGGATGTCGTAGCTGCCCTTCCCTACCACCAGCAGCATCTCGATCCACTGGGAGCGCGGATCGTCGAAGTACCGGTTGGGCGGCAGGGCGTAGTCTGGGTAGGGCCGCTGCCGGCCGGCAATCTCGCGGATGACCGCGTTCAGTTTGACCTGGTTACCCTTGACCGTGGCCAAGCCCAGGTCGTTGCCGCGCTTGGTGTTACCACCGCTATTCAGCGACGGCATCTTAGGCATCAGTGCGCTCAGGACGGCCTTGGCACCGAATACCAGGGCCAGGGTGATCGAGAACGGGTCAGTGCCCTTAGGTTCACGGTAGATCTCGACGCTGTCCTCGGGCCCGAACTCGACTGTCTCCCAATGGGTGGGCAGCGCGCGCTCGCCATTGACAAACACGCTTATCGGCAGCGCAGCGGGCTCTACCTCTTGCGGCAGGCCGTCAGCATGGAACCAGGCCAGCAGGTTCTGGCGGCTTTCGACCGTGCGCACTTCTGCAGGCCCGGCAGCGAGCTTGTTGGCGTAAATTTCGATCATTCCCGGTCTCGGTAGTAGATGACGGTGTTGTGGTCGCGCTTCCACTGGGAAAGCGGAAGGCAGCGTGCGCCGCGCGTGGGGTTGATTTCGAGCACCTTCAGACGGTCGCCAGCATCGACGACAAGAGCGACGTGCACGCAGATGTGCCCGCGCATCACGGCAGCGATAGCGCCATGCTCTGGCTGGCAGGCTTCCATGTGCACGGCCTCGGTGCGGTACGCTCGGGTGAACTCCCGTGGGTCTGTGTTGCGTACATGCCCCCAGCTCGGAAGAAGGCGCTTACCCAGGTGCAGGTGGCGCGCCTCCCTGACCAGCCCCCAGCAGTCATATCTTTCTGGACCGCGAGCGCCATCCTCATACCTGCATGACAGGTATGTGTTGATCCACTCCATAGAGAAACCTCAGAGGTATTTCAGGCCAGGGACAAATCTGGTGGTATAGAGGTCGCGCGGCCACGCGGTGCCGATCAAGTCGAAGAATCCGCAAGTAAGGTTTGCGGCATTCCCTTCGAATGAATCGCTTTGAACGGTCATTCGATAAGGCCGATCGCAGGGCGCCGAGGTGTCGCTTGCCATGTACACGCGGTAGATGGCGAGGACTCGGGTATCGGCATCCAGAGCTTGGTCAGCCTTGTGCATGATCTCGCCGGTAGTGTTATCGACGGCGAAGGCCAGCGCCTGGTTGCCTTTGCTGTTTTTCTGCGGCAAAGCGATCCCGATGTTGGCTGCCAGGAAGGTCAGAACCCTTCCATCCTCGGTACCGCAGATGCGGTCCCTGAATCCATTGCAGATAAGCACCGGAGCATCCCAAGCGGCGCAAGTGATCTCCAGCGTGCGGACAAACGCATCGTTACCGCCAGATGCCACCGTCTCGCGATATAGCTGCTCGAGGATGGTCATGCCTTGGTCCACTCCCGGTTCACCGCCAGGTCGACGATATTCATCATCAGCACCCACTCCGGCATCAGTTCAGCCCATCCCGGCTCAAGCAGTGGTCGCTCTCGAAGCTCACAGGTCGCCGTATAGCGCCAGCTGCTCACACCAACCAGCTCAGGGCCGGAGGGCGTCTTCGTGAATCGCACCTCTACGTCCCTCATTCCACCCGGGATCTTGAGCGGGATCAGGAACCACCCCGCCCTGGCAACCCGAGCGGCCCAGGCCTCGAACAGCAAGGCCTGCCTCTCCGAGCAGATCCAGGCCAGCGGAACCATCGTCGGTACAGAGTCGAAGATGATCCTCTGCCTAGCCCGGCCGCTCTCCATCTCCGTGCGCGAGATGTTGTTCACCGGATCGAACCCGTATCCATCCCGCAGCGCGCACGGCAAGCCCTTTGGATATTCGTTCATCGTCCAACCGCCTGTAGTCCATATTTCGCCTCGATCGCCTGTGCCGGAGCGCCGTCACTCAGGAGCTGGGAAACCCACACATCGATACTCCCGTCTTCGTTTCGGCGCGACTGGCCGGCGCGCGAAGCATCCTCGTAGAGGTTCACGACCGGCTGGCTTTGGCCCTGTTGTCCTTGGTTCGCCTGGATTCTGCTCAGGGTGCTGTCCAACTTGGCGCTGGTCTCGGCGGTAGTAACCCGCTCCCCCTTCTGCAGCAGCCAGGTACCGGTCTCGGGAACGGCGTCGATGCCATCGTGAGCCATGCCTGCAAGGGCTGCACTTGCGACTCCAGCCACCATGGGCGCAGTTATGCCGGCCGCAGTGGCCGCCGCCGCAGGCGCCAAGATCGGGCCTACGATCGGAATGGCTGCCGTACTCGCGAACGCTGCGAGTTGCGCCTGGAACGACGTTGCCTGGGCATTCGCGATCAGGGTCGTTGCAGCGCTGGCCTGAGTAGTCTTGCCGGCAATCAGCTGGATACCCTGGTAAACCAGCCATTGAGCGGCCATCTGCGCCAGGGCGTTGATGATGCTCTTCGCCATCGTCGCCGCCACGTTCACGAAAGCGTCGCCCAGGCTCTCCGACTCGAGGATCATCGAGGCAATGCCATCGCCTACCGAACTGGTAAGCGTGTCCAGCGTGCTGGTGGTGAAGTCCGCGGCCTGCTGCTGATAATCCATGGCAGTGTCGCGGTAGTTTTCCCAGGCGGAGGAAACGCCATCCAGCCAGTTCTTCTGGGCTTCATCCTGCTTCGCATAGTAGTCCTGCTGGATTTCCATGCGCTGGGCGAGAGCCTCGCGCAGAAGCTCGGTTTCCTGGTTGTACAGCTCCTCGCTGATGTCGCCGCCGTTGTACTGTTTCTGCAGGTCCGAGAGCTGCTTGTTAAATTCCTGCTGGATGGCCAGATCGGCCTTCAGCCGTTCTTTCAGCTTGTCGCCACTACCGGAACCAGCAAGCTCAACTTCAAAGCCCATCCGGGCAGTCTGGTTGCCTTCGTCCAGGGTTGAACCGAAAGCCCGAGCCTTGGCTGTATCTTCATTCGCCTGTTTCAGCTTTTGCAGGCGATCCAGTTCCTCCGCCAGCCCCTTGAGTCGCTCTTGCTGCTGAGCATTGATGCCCACCAGCTTCCCGGATTCAATCTCGAACTGGAGCTTGGCCACCTCAGTGGCCTTCTGGCGGGCATCGGCACTGGTATTGATCATTGCGATCTGCCGTTGGTAGTCCGTGATTGCATCCTCTCCACGCTTGCGCGTGGCCGATTCTGCATTGGCCGCTGCAGTCGCAGCCCGTTTCGCTTCTTCACCGCGCTTTTTCTCGGCGTCCGCTGCTGCTTCGCTGGCATCAAGGGTCTTTGCCTTGGCGATCAGTAGTTCGCCTTCGCCATCTTTCAGCCCAGTGATCAGACCGGCACCAATGCGTGCAGCCAACTTGTCAGCGTTGGTCTTCTTGCCGGAGAGCAGGATTTGCTCGTCAAGTGTTTTGGCAAGGTCTCGGTAGGCTTTGGACTGCTCCACCACTGGAGCTGCAGCCAGAATCCCATTGAGAACGTTGATCTGATCCCCGAAGGCCTCAACCTTCTGGCGTGCAGTGTCGAGCTCGCCCTGGGCGGCGATCAATGATTCGTTCCACTCGCGCTGCCGGGCATCTGTAGGGTGTTCTCGCAGAAGGCGCTGGTACTGGTTAACTGCGCTTTCAGCGTCGATCGCCCGCAGTTGCGCATCCAGAAGATCCTGGTTGATCTCCTGCAGCGCGGCAGCAGCCTGGTTCTTGGTGAAGCCGTCGAAAGACTGGTTGAGCAGGTCTACCTTGTTCGTCAGGGTCGACGCCGTATCGTCGGCGTCATCGCCGCTCAGGGCGAAGTAGGCCAGCGCACTAGCAGCGAGCAAGACGACACCGGTCGGGCCGCCCAGCAGGGCCATAGCAGCAGATGCCCCGCGCGCGGCGACGCCAACACTGACGATGCCGGCGGCTGCACCCGGCGCAACGCCGGCCATCCGAGCCAGGGCAAGCTGATAACGAACCGCCTCAGCCTGCCCAGCAGCAAACGCCAAGGACGTGCTGACCACGCTAGCGGCAAGTCGCGTTGCCAGAACAACGGCCAGTGCCGATGCCGCCTGCGCGGTCAAGTTGATAGCCGTCTTGGCCTCTGGCGAAGAAAGAACAGAGTTGAGCGCCTCGATGGCATTTTTTGCCGTATCAAGGCTGCCTTCTCCGGTCAGCAGGCCAGAAATTGTATTGCGCAGGCCATCAATGGCACCGCCGAAGGTGTCACGCGCTGCTGCCGCGGCGCCACTGTACGACTCTTCAAGCGAGTCCAGAATGATGCCCTGAGCGCTCGCAACATCCCCCGTGGATTCGAACGACTCGGCAAGCTTTTTCTGGTCTTCGGTGAACCGGAACCCTTGCTTGCTGAGGGATGTGAGACCTTGCGAAGGAACGTCGAGCGCTCGACCTATCGTCTCCGCTGCCTGCTGGACCGTCATCCCGGTCCGAGCAGCCATATCGGCCGCAGCCTGGAGCGCCCTGGTGAACTGGTTTCCAACTACCCCTGTAAACGCTAGAAGCGCCGTCTGCGCCTGGTTGATGTCGCCGCCGGAGAAGGTCGTGGCCTTCTCCATTGCATCTGCCATGTCGTTCAACTGGTCACGGTTGAAGCCCGCAGCCTCACCCGTTGAGCGAAGCACAGCAGCCAGCTGGGCCTGCTCCTTTTCCGCAGCCTGCGTTTCAGCAATGAACGTGGTGAAAATAGCGCCGATCGATAGACCGGCCACCGCGCCCGCCACTACCTCGCCAAGCGCTTCCCAGGCCAGGGCTGCAACGTCAGCAGATTCTGCGATCGCTTTGCCCGACTTGCGCGCGGACGCCTCGGCCTTGTCCATGGGGCCAGTAAAGCCGCCGATCCTGGCGATGAGGTCAAGCGTGAGCGTTCCGAGAGTTGAAGCCATTTGGCTACCCCAGCCTGTTCATGTTGTTGGAAGGAATCAGCCCCAGCTAGCGATCGCCTCTTCCAAGGTCAGCTCAGGTTCCGACTCGTGCGGCATGAAGTCGTAAATCTTGTACTTGACCTTGTCTGAATGCGTGTTGGCGTAGAGGGTCGAGAGCAGCGCGAAGCCGCGCTCGATGCGCATACCCCAGTTGAGCGAGCCGCGCTTATTTCTGTAAGCAGCCCACCGCCTGAACTCAGGTAGGCTCACTCGCTCTCGGGATTCGGCGATGGTGCATCCGAGCGTGATGGCGAGTTCGTGCTCGAGCTCGTCGAATTCGGTGAGCTCTGGGTCTTTCCCGGGTTGTTGACCTCGCCAATAGCCGAGAGCAACGCCACGGTCAGATTCCCATCCAGCGCCCCGCGCTCCGGATCCGCTTCGCCGGTTATGTCACCGATCTTGAAGATGGGTTGGCCTGCTTCATCGCAGATGCAGGAGGCGATGCGACCTGCGACGCCGTCATGCTTGCCCGCCACAGCAATGAGGTCGCTCACTGCGGACTGATAGCCCAGGAGGCGCACGTACACAGTGGCCGTGAATTCCTTGTCGCCCTGCTTCCAGGTGATGGTCTTCTCGACAGGGGCGCCGGTGAAGGCGCCCACCTCCTTGAGGTTCTGAATGCTGAGTTTCATGGCCTACCCTTATGCAGTCTTGCGGATCCAGGCGGAGCCGCCCGAGCGCTGGATGGTTGCCGCGGTGGTTACAACGGCGTTGGCTGCGAAGTCGAACGGGAAGTCCGAAACGTAGCCGTCGAACAGGAACCAGGTGCGCGTTGGGGGCAGAACAAAGTCGTCGCCATCGCCGAGCACCGCCGTGGCGGCTGCGTCACTGCCACCGCCGCCCGTCAGCGCGATGGTCGGTGCCGACGTGTAGCCGGAGCCTGGGTTGGTGATATTGAAGCCAGTCACCTCCCCTCCGGACACGATCGCGGTCGCAGTCGCGCCGGTACCGCCGCCGCCGGTGATCGCCACCGCCGGGGCACTGGTGTAGCCGCTTCCGCCATCGGTAAGGCTGATCGCAGCCAGTGCGCCCGAGGTGCCAACGGTAGGTGCAATGCCTTTGCCGTCCGACCAGCCGACCACCCAGCGAAGACTTTCGATTGAGTCGTCTTCGGAAAGCTGGTGCAGGCGAACGTGGGATGCGTTTCGCGGGTCAGCGTTGAGGCTCAGGGTTGCCTGGCCAGGCGTGCGGAGACCGCGCATGTAGCTGCGCACCGTCTCACTCAGGCATGTGGTCTCGATCTGATCAGCAGGGTTTCCGCCTGGGCTGAATGCGGTTGCGCACTCGATCTCCATGACCTCGTAAACCAGCGGGTTGTCAGCGGAAGGCACCAAGACGTAGATCTGGGTACCTTGGGACAGAATCGACATGGCGTTCTCCAAATGTCGGGCAAAAGAAAACCCGCACTTGGCGGGCTCGGGTCGGGGTGTTTTGAGTCAACGGGGAACTATCCAGCCCACATCAAAGCTGGCTCGAAAATTCTTGGTGCTCGGATCAATAGTCTCGCCGCCCCAGCGGGTGACGTAGGCCTGCAATTCAATTGCATCTCGAATCGCATCGCGCACCCGGCGAGCCGAAGCACTGGTCGTTCCATAAACATCTACCTGCAGCGTGTAGCCATCGGCATCAGGCCTACCGGCCAGGTAGTTTTCAGGGCTGCCATTGACCATCTGCCAAACCGCGTATGGCTTAACCACGCCCTCCGGAGCAAGGCCAAACGGGTACATGCGCAAGTTCACGCCGCTGCCGAGCAGTGCGCTAACAGCTGGGTCCACTGCGCAGACTTTTTCAATGGGTGGCGTCATAAGCTGGCAGCCTTCTTCGCGGCTCGTCGGATCGCGCGGTCGACGGCCTTCTCGTACTCGGAGATAAAGGTGTTGGTCACCTCGCTAATGTTGTCGGCCAGCGCCGGCCGCATAAACGGTACCGCCGCCATTTTCTCGGTGCCGAACTCGATCAGGCGCCAGTGCGGGGTCGGTGAATTCGGGCTGAGGTCTCCGCCGTCTTGCAGAACGGCTCCATGGAGAACGCCGATGCGGAAACCGAGATCGCCGGAGGCGCGAAACAGCCGGCCGTTCCAGCGCAGCGCAATGTTGTCAGAGATCGAGCGCCCGGTGCCTTTGTCATCAATCCGCTCGGCACCTTCCTTTGCCTTGGCCGCGATCACCTGAGCGGCCTTGCGCAGGGCAGACCGACCGCCCTTGCGCTTGACGTCATCGTTCACGGTGGCCAGTTTGCCCAGCACGCTGTCCAGCCCTATCAGACTGAACTGGACGGTTTCAGCCATCCTTCACCCCCTTCTCGACCAAGATCGTCAGGTAGTCCAGACCGGACTTGGCATCAGCCAGCGGTGGGCCGACGATGCTGTACACCTCGCCCCGGTACAGGATGCGCATGGTAGGTAGCACGCCGGGCCGGTACCGGATGACCATCCGGCCCGTGGCCTGAGCCTGGCCAGCCTGTGCCGCAATGAAGTCTCGAGCCGACAGGTCTTCGACACTCGCGGGGCACTTCTCCCAGCGGGTGACCCATTCCGGCTCCCCGAACTCCAGGGTCACCGGGTCGCGCACCGGCTTCAGCTCCTGAATGTCGATGCGGTGCCGGAGCTTGCCGGCCTGCATCACACACCCATCCGGATGCGATAAGGCATCAGCAGGTGCTGCGAGGCCACCGGAAGCTCGGTAGCGATGGTCCCGGTCACGACGTCTTCACGGTTGGCAAACAGGTGGCCAAGCTTTAACAGGCAAGCAGCCTGGATAGAGGGGTTGAGCACCATGCCATAGGCGATGGCATCGGCCTGGTCGTACGCATCCGCCAGCGCCTGGCGGGCATGGTCGAGCAGTCGGCAGCGCAGCGTGTAGTCCTGCTCTGCCTCAGCTGCAGCGACCGCCGCAGAGTTCGCCTCCTTGGCTTGCTGCAGGGAGGCCGACACACCGGCGCGGGCGCCGTCGAGCGTCACCTGGTCTAGGTAGAAGCGGCGGTTGAGGAACTGCATCGCCGCCTCTTCCGACGCGTCCAGCTGAGCCTGGACCAGTACCTGATCTTCAGGTTCGGCCAGCAGATGATGCATGGCAAGGTCGATGGCGATCACGGACATGGATCACTCCTTGGGCTTGGCGGCCGCTCCCTTGCCGCCTTTGTTGGCCGGCTCCGGCGCCTTCTTGTTCTCGGGTTCCTGGGCTTTCTTCACGTCGTAATCCTCGATCAGGCCATTACGCAGCAAATCGCGAGCACGCAGCTCGTCGACGGTGATCTCTTGGTTGCGCTTGACGTACGCGCCGCCGTTGTTGAAGCCCTTGATGGTTTTCACTTTGACGTCTGGCATGTGCAGTCACGCCCGGTTTCCCGGGCGTGCTCCTGGGCTGATTACGGGGTGGCTTCGAACTCGCCGTGGACGAACGACTCAGGGCGGTACACCGCCAGAGCCAGGCGTTCCTCGGCGCGGATGGTGACCATGTTGGTGCGGAAGTTGTCGCCGTCCTCGGTGGAGACCTCGACAGCCGCCTCCTCGCGGTCGAACACCTGGGCCGCGATGTTCATCGCGCCTACCAGGAACTCACCTTCCGGCACCGCATTGCTGTCCACGACCGGCAGCTTCCACAGGCGCTGCACGCCACCTTCTTGGACGTTCACCCAGATGTACGAGCCGTTGGCGTCCTTGGTCAGCTCGATGTCGGCCCAGTCCACCGGGTTCAGGGCGATGGCCGATGCACGGTACTCGGCAACGCGTACCTGCAGGATCGCTCGACGCAGGGTGTCGATCTTGGTGTCGCCGGCCTTGCGCAGCGCCTCGTTGAAGGCGGTGGCCTGCGGGATCAGGCCCAGCAGGTTCTGCCCGGTGCCGTCACCGGCCAGCAGCTGCTCCTCTTCCTTGTACTTCAGGCCGTAGATCGCGCGGCCGTTGATATAGCTCTGCAGGAGCGGGATGTCCGACAGCACCTGCTTGGAAGCGCGGAACCAGTGGGCGATGGTGATGACGTTGGTAGTCTTCAGGCCGAAGGACAGGTCGGACTGGGCCTTCGCGGCCCCCTCACCCGCCTGGGGCGCGGCCATGTTCTGGAAGCCAGTTTCCTGTACGAACTCGACCGCGTTCGAGCCGGTGCGGCCTGGCATGATCAGGTCGCGAATGGTGAACTCACGCTCTGGCCCCACCACAATGCCGGGAACACGGGTCGGCTGGATAGCCACGCCGACGCCACCGGTGCCGGTGGTAGCGCTGGTGATGTTGGTCACGGCCTTGCGACCTACGCGAACGATGCCACGACCACGAGTTTGCAGCGACTTGAAGTCGTCGCACTCGGTCAGCTCCTCGCCAGCCGACTTGAAGTCGACCGGGTCATTGGCGGAGAAGCGGCGGGCCATCTTCTGCTCGATCTCCTGCAGGCGGTCCTGCAGGCCCAGGCCGTCCTGCACCAGGCCATCGAGGATGGTCTTGGTGTCGGCCAGGATGGTGCCGTGCGACTTGATCTCTTCGGCGGCCTTAGCTGCGAATGCCTTGATCTCTTTGTCGCGCTCGTCGAGCAGGTCGTTGACCGCTTTCAGCTGCAGCTTGTCTTCGGCGTGCTCCTTGCGCTGGAACTGGCGGTGTTCGGAGCGAGCCTGGTTGCTCATGGCGTTATGCATGATGAATCCTCAAAACGATGGGAGAGAAAGTGTCGGGCGCGACTTCAACGCCTCGACGATTTCGATTGCTGCCAGGTCGCCCTCGGACTCGCTCCGGAGCAGGTGCTGCAGCCCGCGGTTGGCAATCACCGTGGACTGAGATTTCGAGAAGCCTGCCTCGCGCAGGAGCAACTCAAATTCGGGCATCGAAGGCAGGCCGCCGTGGGCCAACTTCGACTTGATGGTGTCCGTGCGCGCCTCGTCGTTGGCGGGCACGGTGACGATCGATATCTCGATCAGGTCGAGTTTCGTCAGGGTTCGAATACCGGTCTTCTGGTCGAAGCTCGATTCTCGGACGTAGTAGCCGATCGACAGGCCAGTGATCGATCTCGTCTGCATGCCTCGGAAGGCGATACGGGCGTACGGCGCATCTGGCAGCCACAGCTCACCGTCGCCAAACAAGCCGTGATCGTCTTCCTTCAGGCTTTCAATGTCCCAACTGCCAATTGGCTCTCGGGTCATGTGCTGCCACAGCACAGGGAAGGTGCGGCCCTTGGCCTTGGTATCCTCGATAGATTCGAGAAAGGCACCCGGCGCAACGACCTCCTTGTAGCTATCGACCACGCCGAACACTGAGCCGTAGCCAGAAAAAAGGCCGTCGTCGCCGACAGCCTTCACGTCATAGTCGAAAGAGCGGTACTTGACCGCCGCTAGTCGATCCTTGTGTCTCATTGGGTGTTACCTCTGGGCTGGTCGTTGAGCCAGTCGAGCAGCGCCGCCTTGGCCTGGTTAGCACCGCCGGGGTCTTCGCCCAGCTGGTCGATCGGCAGCATGTTGGATTGCACGGTAAGCTTGTCTGCGTTGCCACCCTGCGGGGGCAGGTTCTCTTTGCGGCGGCAGTCGTCCCGGGTGTAGATCCCGTTCTGCGTCATCGAGCTGTAGAAGGCCGCCCGCGCCGCGCTGTCCATGCGCAGCAGGCCTTCCGGGTTGAACTTCACGTAGAAGCGGCGCCGCTCATCAGGACGCAGCAGGCGCCGGTTGGCGCACATCTCGATTCGCTTGATCCAGGGCAGCAGGGTGAACGACAGGAAGCCGATCATTTGCTGCTCCATGCCTGTGCCCCAGCTGGTGGAGTTCTGCGTGTGTCCGACCATCCACGGGGGCACCCGGAACCAGCGACAAATCTCTTCGACGTTGAACGCCCTGGTCTGCAGCATTTGGGCATCCTCGGGCGTCATCGAGACCTGCTGGTACTTCATGCCCGCCTCAAGAACCATCGTCTTCCCGTGGTTCGTCGCACCGGAGAACTGCTTGATCATGTCCTCGCGGATGTCCTTCCGCTGGTCCGGCTTGAGGATCTGGTCGGTGGAGAGGACGCCGCCCAGCTTCATGCCGTTGGCGAACATCTTGGCCGCCGATTCATCAGCCGCCATGGCCGAGCCCAGCACCTGTCGCCCGTAAGCCAGGGGCGACAGGCCGCAAAGCGGGTCCACACCGAAGGCCCGCACGTGCACCATCTGATCCTCGGTCAGCGTGTGCGTCTTGCCGAAGTTGTCGGTGTAGCGGTACTCAATGGAACCGTCCGCCAGGCGCCGCGGCGTGACGTTCTGAGGAACCAAGAATTCGAGGCTAGTCAGCGCCCTGGCGCTCCAGTGAGGGTCGCAGAAGGCGTTCCCCTGGAGCAGCAGGCTAGCCATGACGTTCTCCCAGAACTCCACCGGGGTCTGGTCGGCGTTGGGTTGCTGGCTAATCACAAAGTTGACCGGGTGAGCGCTGGCCACCACTGGCGCGCCGTTCTTGTCCTCGTACAAGGCGATCGGCAGCGTAGCGATGGTTTCGGCGATCAGCCGCACGCAAGCCCACACTGTCGAGAGCTGCAACGCAGTCTGCTGGCTGACCACCTTCCCCGATGCTGAGTCGGTACCGTAGAAGGTGTTCCAGAAGGCAGAGTCGGTTAGGCCAATCTTACGGCCAGCCCAGCCCGCCAGGTTCGATGCCACTCCAGGCTCGGCCGACTTCACCAAGGCCTGGCCGAGGATCTGCGTGAGTGATTTAGCCACCGATCAACCCCTTGCGAATGAAGCCCGCGGCGACCAGTAGCGAACCGGCCGCGGCCAGCAGCGCGTAACCCAGGCCGGCCAGCACGTATACGCCAGCAACGCCCAGCAGTAAGCCGCCGGCGGCAAGCACCAGAAAGATGATCAGGCCAGTTTTCATAGGTTGTCCCGTTAGCCAACCACAATAGGGTTGGCGAAGAAGTTGTCGAAGCCGCCAGAGCCTTCGGCAGCCAGGCGCAGAACCGATCCGACAGCCATGATCAGTGCCACGGCGCCGTCGATCTTGTTGTCTTCGCCCTGCTTGATTGGTCGTACCACGTCATCGTTACCCGGCAGGTTCTTGCCGATGACGTTGCCGATACACCAGGTCATGATCGGATTGCCGTCGTGATGGAAGCGGCCCGCCTCAATGGCTGCCTCCAGCTCCTTCATGCCGTCGGACATATTGGTGTAGTTCTGGGTGATGGTGATGGGGTTGAAGCCCTCGTCGTCCAGATCATGGCTCAGACCAGTGGCGCCGTGCGGGTCGATCGGGCTTTCCCTGATCGGCGCCAGCTTGTTGGCATCCTTGGTGTCTTCGAGGATTTCGCGGTAATCGACCTCGGCGCCGGGCGTGGCGATCAGGTGGCCAGTGTTGACCCAGGCCTGGAACCGCTCGGACATGCGCTTGTTGTCTACGTCGTTGGCCGTGTCTTCGGGGACCCAGAACGCAGGCCCGACGCTGTAGTAGTGGATTTTCCCATCGACCTCACGCCAGAACAGCCTGGCCCTGGAGTTCATGTCCAGCTTGCGTGCCAGGTCGAAGCCGGCAACCCATTCCTGTCCCTCGAACTGCTCAAGGGAGAGCGTCTTGTCCTCACAGGCCTTCCAGCTTTCCATGTTGAAGAAGCCGGACTTGGCGCTCACCCACAGGTTCAGATGCTTGGTCTTGAACGTGTTGGTGAAGCGCGCAGAGCGGATCGCCCTGGCCAACTGGCTCTCCAGGTACTCCTGAAACACCGACACGCCCATGCAGGGGTTGGCCTTGGCCAGGTTCTTCGGGTCGGTCCAGTCGTCGCCCTCGTCGAGCGTCCAGATATAGCCGAACAGCTCGTCGTCCGGCACGGTGCCGTTGAGCATCTCGATGACCTGGCGGCGCTTGTCGTAGCACGGTCCCTCAATGTTCGCGCCGGCGGTGGTGATGATGAACATCAACGGCTGCCGGCGTGCACCCATACCAGTGAGCATCGTGTCGTACTGGGCCGCGCTATCGTGCTCGTGGTATTCGTCGATGATCGCGCAGGACGGCGACGCACCGTCACCAGGGTTGCCAATCAGCGGCTCGAAGCGGCTGCCGTTCGACGGGATGTTCAGGTTAGAGGCATTGACCTCAATGCCCGCTGCCTCGATCAGCATGGGCGACCGGCTGACCATCAGCCTTGCAGGCCGGAACACCTCCCACGCCTGCTTCTCGGTGGTCGCACCGGAGTAGACCTCGGCGCCGAACTCGTTGTCGGCGGTAAACATGCTGATGCCGACGCCGGCGGCGATCACCGATTTGCCGTTCTTGCGGGGCACCTCCCAGTAGCTCTCGCGGAAGCGCCGGTATCCGCCCTTCTTCCGGATCCACCCGAAGGTGCAGGCCAGGCCGAAGAGCTGCCAAGGCTCCAGGGTGATCAGCTGTCGCTTGAACGCCCATTCGCCCTTGGTGTGGGGCAGCAGCTGCATGAGGCGCAGCTTCTTCTCGGCCTTCGTCGGGTCGAACTTGTACGGGTAGTTCTTCGAGCGGCTGGCCGCTACATCATCGAAGTGCCGCTCGATCGCCTGATGAATGAAACGGCAAGCGGGAAACTTTCCTTTGAGGACGGACTTTGCCCACGCCATCGCCTTGTCGACGTTGGTGTACTTGGCTCTGGCCATCAGGAACTCAGTAGGGCTGCAAACTCGTTGGTGGATTTCTGCTTGTTGCCGCCGATGATCCGTGTGCGGCTGGCCGGGTCCAGGCCCAGCATCGAACCGAAGGTGACCATCTGGCGCATCGCTTCGTTAGCTGCAGTCAGCGCCGGATTTTTCACCGGCCCGCCTGTGGCCCCAGCCACCACGATGCCGTGAGCGATAACCGACTCTTGCGCCCTGCGCCAGTTTCCGTAGGCAGAGCAGAAAGCCTCGACGTTGTGCATGTCGGTCAGGGCAAGAACCTTTGCCCGGAGCAATTCCGGAACCAGCATTTCCCAAACCCTGGTGGCGTGTTCGCACAGCCATTCGGGCGCGTCGACGTTCGTCACCAGGGCGAAATCTGGCTCGTCCTTGTTCAGCTTGCGCTTGCCGGGATTGCCGGCCAACGCCTTCTGGGCCGTGGGTTTTGGGCGACGGCCGGAGCGCCCGGCAACCCCTGGCATCGGCGCCTCCATTAAACTTTATATTTCGCGGGTGTAAAAAAACGACTGAGGGCGCGGTGTCCGAGCAAAAAGGTGTGAACTTTCACTAGGCCCCTACCCCCACCTTGATCGGTATGCAGCTCCAAGCCTTGCCGCTGACGATCTTGGGGATGTATTCGCGGTGTACACCGTACTCCTCGGCCAAAGCCTGCGGCGAATCGCCTGCAGCTCTCCTCTGCCTTATCTCAACCACCTGCTGGTCAGTAAGTCGTCGATGCAGAGCCTTCATTCCTGGTCCGCGAGTACCATGCTTGATGGCGTCCTCTAGGTTCTGTCGCCTGGTACCCCACGCCAAGTTAACCGGACGGTTGTCCTCGCTCACACCATTCAAGTGGCGCGCTTCAAGGCCAGCAGTCTGCGGCAAGCCTGCATACGCCATAAGCACGAGTCGGTGCACTTCGAAGCGATGGCGCTCCTTCTTGCCATTGACTCGCACCGTCAATGTGACGCGATGGTAGCCATCGTACACCTGGCTCTTCAGCACCCTGACCGACCCAGATCGCACAGACGCAACTTCCCCGTCCTCAGTAGCGTAGTAGCCGCTGAGGTTGGGTATAGGTCGCATGGTCTATCTATCGATGTTTTCGGGATTCTTTCTGCGTCTTGATCTTGTGGCAGTCGCGGTTTATGGCTCTGAGGTTGCTGTCATCGTCCGTGCCGCCGTGGGCCAGGGCTACGATGTGGTCAACCTCGTGCGCTTCTCGGATCCTGCTGAGCCTGACGCAGTCGTCGCAACGGCAGAGGTACTGGTCGCGCTTCAAGATCCGCTCACGGATGCGGCGCCAGGGCCTACCACCTCGGCCTGATCCCTTGCGTGTCGCCCAGGCCTTGGCCTGCTCGGCTGCCAGGTCGGCATGACCATGGCAGTATCCATTGGCGTTTCGGTGCAGTGTTCGGCAGCCCTGCGCCCGGCATGGTCGTTGCGGCCTCAGCGGCATGGCGCACCACTCAAGTAGGTATTGGGCGGGGCATCTGGATCATCATCACCCTCATCCGCCAGGGCTTCGATCAGTGCCAGGTTCTGCGCTGCTATCTGCTCAAGCAGGCTCGTCTGCTTCTGCAGCTCAGCGAGGAGCTGATCCATTCGCTCTTCAACAGCCAGGCTCATTGCTCTGCCTGCCGACACTGCCGCGAGTCGCTCATGAGGCTGGTGACCTCGATCTGATCCACCTGGGCATCCACCGTCACAACGGGAATCTCTCGAGGTAGCACGGTGATCACCGCATGCCACACCGGATTGTTCACCGAAACCTTGAGCTCAATGCTCAACACGCCCTCCAGCTCACTTCCATCACTGAGCAGGACCTTGGTCCCCGTCGCGAGGTGCGGGCTGTTCGGATTGGTGTTTGGTGCTGGAACGATGGTCGCCACCGCCAACGATTTGCTTTGATCGTTCATATGCCACCTTCATCCACTTGTTGATCCATTCGCGCCGGGCGGCGCATCCACTACAGGCCATTGCTCACCTCCTGTACCAGGTCAGCTGGTAGCACCGCGCATCGGCGGGTATCTCGGCGATGGGCCAGCGCAAGCAGCCCATGTACTTTCGCTCTGGCCGGGTGCAGCTCACACGCAGCGTCTGCACCAAATAGGCAGATCCGGCAGCAGTGGTTATGAAATACTGACTGCAATGCCGTCGGCACCGTCGACATACAGCCTGCATGGTGTATAGGGTTGCTTGGCCATGATTCGATAAGCTCTCTCGCGCAATGAAATCGGCGCATCCGCGGGGTCGTCGGAACGACATTCCGCCCGGATGGTCGTAGCGGAAAGATCTGGAGAAACCGTGATGAAAGAAATCGAAGAGCTTATAGACAGGTGCGTTTTGTTAACCGAGAAGCTTGAAGGCCTACTGGAGGAGCATCCCGTGGCGTCCGGATCAGTTGTTTATCAAACTGCCGTTCGTGTCCTCACCATGCAGGTTAATCAGCTTCAGCAAGATGTAATTACCAAGGCAGCGCGCGGAGTCATCCACGAAAGGGATCAGCTTCAACCGGTCCTCGGTCGAGTGCTTCACTAATCTGGCGGAACGCATGATCAGCGTGCTCGCGCCACGAAACGGCGCATGTCTGATTTGTGGCGCGGCTACTGCGATACCCGGTTCAGCGCCTCATCAGCCTTGTCGGCTGCCTGGGTCGCGGTAGTGGCTGCCTTCGACGCCTTGGTCGCGGCGCTCTCGGCCTTGCTGGTCAGGTCGTCCAGACGCTTGTCACGCTCGGCCATTGCGGCGTCGTATGCCTTGCGGATCTCGTTGACCTGCTGGGCCTGGATGCTGGCCATCGCCCAGTAGGCAGACTGCCAACCCAGCACCGCACCGCCTGCAATGAGCACCACCGCGATGACCCACACCTCTGCCCGTCGCCACCAGCGTCGAGCGATGAATTCCAAAGCGCATTTGTCCATCAGGCGGTACCTCCAAGCTGCGCACGAAGCCGGGAGATCTCGGCGCTCTGCGTGGTCACCTTCTCAGTGAGCTGGCCCACCTGACTGGTGAGCGCTTCGATCTTTCCTTCCATCCGTCCAACTGCTGCTGCCAACTCGTTGCGCTCCTTGGCGAACTGATCGGCGCGGGCCTCGGCCAGCTTTCGGGCCTCTCGCTCGGAATCGAGCAGTTCATTAAGCCGGCGGACAGTGCCGATATCGGCATTGTCCATAGCGCGATCAGCAGCGTCCTTGGACAGGAAGCGGCGCACCCATAGCAATGCGCCCGTGACAACGATGCCACTACCGCCCAGCCAGGTGGCTGTGCCTGGGCCCAGGTCGGTCGGGTCCATTTGCTTGCTCCGTACGTGAGAATTGTGCTCCGGCGTTAAACCGGCCGGATGCTTGCCCTCGGAATCCCTAGGGGTTAAAAGGAATGTTGGCCGATCTGGCTTCGCTAGAAGGAACTAGTAAATGCCCGTCAGTAACATCTATGTGGTCGCTTATCACCTCCATGGAGAAGCTCGCGAATTCATCGTCCGCGCCGAGAGGATGGATAACGCTGAGGCCTGGCACTGGGCTACCTGCGAAGCCGGCGTTGGAGTCATCCCTAAGTTCACTGCTTCGGATATCAGAAAAGTCTCTCGGCCTGCTGCTGAGCGCTTCGGCATAACTGACGTCCAATGGCGGAGGTCCGGCAACCTATGAAATACCGCATCGACTACAACCTCAAAGGCCATACCAGATTCTGGATATGCGATTGGTCTAGCACGCCGAACGAAGACAATGTGCTGACCGCTCTCCTCCGTCTGCATGCCCCCGCTGACCCCTTGTCTGAGGCGCGCGCGCCGTGCCGCTTATCACATGATGATCTCCGCATTGCGGTCGCAGATTTGGGTATCTCGGATGTACGCATTGAGGGGGATGATTAGCTATGCCGGGGCACCCAGGCCGACGCTGGCAAGTACGCCGGTCACTGCGAGGGCGCCGGTACTTGGCTCGGCCATAGGTGGTGCTCCAGAAACAAAATGACCCGTCGAACTGGCGAGCCCTTGGATACGTGAAAAGATGGCCCCGTGCTATCGTGGAGTTTCCACACAAGACGTTTCACGGAGCGAAAAACGATGAAGGTAACCCTCAAGTGCGCCAAGTGCGGCAGTGACAAGTTCGAGGTTCCGGCTAGGCCGAACAACAACTCGAAGGTCACCTGCGGCAAGTGCGGCGCTGTCGAGACTTACGGAAAGCTCATGAAGGCTGTGGGTGACAAGGTCACGAAAGACCTGGAGCGGCAGCTCGGGAAACTGTTCAAGTGACTTGAGCGTTTCGCCCAGAGGGCGCAGGAAGTCAGCGGCGCCCTCAACCTCAACGTCGAGCTGTAGCTTTTCCATACAGCCTCCAGATACGAAAAAGCCCCGGCAGATACCGAGGCTTGGAATGGGTGCGGAGGGCCGGTGCATACCCGGCTTGGTGGCCTGGATCGCTGGGTCACATACCCCAGACTCTCATCGCGTAGCCGATCAGGGAGCGCACGGCTTTGATCGACGCCACTACCGACTTAGTCCAGCTGCCTGAGCGTGTCATCCGCATAAAAAAGCCCGCACAGGGCGGGCAAAGAGGGATCGTGCTTTTTTAAATCTGGTGGCTGTAGAACAGCGAGTACGACTCGATACCGTCGTTGGGCTGCTTAATGCCAGCGTTGGAGTAGTGAATCGCTCGGATGCCAACCTTCTGCGTCTCGCCGATCTTCAAGCCCGCACCGATGCGGTCTTCGAAGTTGAAGGCCGAACCAAAGTCCTGGTCACCTGCGGAGGTACCAGAGAAGACCGCCAGGCCGATGCCAGCCTCAACGAATGGCTTCACGTTACCGCTGCCGAACTCGTAAACGAAAACTGGCGCAAAGGACAGCGAGTGAGCCCCACCTGAAGCATCGCCTGCTTCCCAGTAGGTGTAGCCAGCATCCCAATAACCGGTGAGACGGCCAGTACTGGATTCAAACCAGCTTTTGTCCCAGTTAAAGCCAATGCCGACGCGCGCTGTAAGACCACCTTGGCCTGTCGCGCCAAGCGCTCCGGATAACTCAGCCGCTCCGGCGGACGCAGCGAAAAGGGAAAGCGCCACAACGGCGAGAACGTTTTTCATACTCACGGTCTTCCATATTATTGAGTAGCAACCTATCAGAATCATAGCGCTATCAAATCGTTCCCTCATACAAGAAAAATGCTTTTTCTGGAGGGCTACCTGAATCGAAGCCCCTCAAAAACACAAAACCCCGACTCAATGGCCGGGGTTCGTTGGTGTCGCGTTGCTTGCAAGCTGGACACGCTGCTATGAAAACAGGTGTTTATCCGCCCGCATAGAGATTTTCACGCCGGCTCTCGGATTTCTTCGAGCGCGCAATCGATCCATGCCACGCCTGCCTTGATGATCTCCCGCGCTTTGCGCTCGGACATGCCAGCCTCCCTTCCAACCCGCATCGCCGGGTGCTTCGATCCATAGTAGGCCCACACGAAGTCACCCATCTGTTGGTTGCGCTTCGTGAGCCGAGCCACAGCACCGTCAATGACAAGTGCCAAGTCGTCGGTGATCACATGCTGTCGGGTGCCGCCCTCGCTGGGCACGTTGTCGCGCATGAGCGCGTAGAGCGGTGACACGTACCGTGGCACTCCCATCTCGCACATCCGCCCACAGCCCCACTGCTCCAGCAGGTACTCGGTATCGCCCAGCGCCTTATCCACGTAGGTCCGTTTCTTCATGCAGCCCTCCGGGGCGTTGGGTCGGAGTCCAGGCCGAACAGCTCGCACAGGAGCTTGTGGGCGTGCTTGTTCTTGGCGCCGCCCTGGATGATCCAGGCCTTGGCGTATTGCTCAAACCCCTGAATGGCCCGGGAGCCATGCCAGTCAGCCACGATGTCCATCAGTGCTGCGGCTGCGATCCGGCCATTGGTCTGATCGAGCAGAAGGCGGTTGCCCTTCTTGAGGAACTCCCGCTCTACCGGGGTCAGGTTCTTGCGCGGCAGGGCCGCGGTGACGTTACTCATGGCCATCTCCTGGCTTGAATTCTTGATCGTGCATCCTCCCTTGGGATGGATGCTTTGGTGCGCTGCAAGCCGCGCCATCATTGGCGCCAGCGGTTGCAGCCTCGGTCTTGTGTCCCGGCAATGTCCCGGTATGGATCGCGCTGAACCCTTGCTGATCGAGCAGACCATGCCAGGCCTCTAGCGCCCGGCGTTTCAGCCCTTCGGCGGTGGTGTGGATGTAGGTCGCGTCTAGATCCTTCATCGCGTGGTTCAGCAGCAGCTCGCCCACCATGTAGTCCACCCCGAGATCGGTCCACGCCGTGCGGGCCACCTTGCGCAGGTCGTGGCTCGACCATTCTCCCTTGGCCAGATCGGTGAACAGGGTGTTCGCCTTGCTCGGGCTCAGCGGTGCACCGTGACTTCCCGGGAACAGCAATGGCCCGGTGTATCCCTGGGCGGCTTGCAGCTCGCGGTACCGGCGCAGCAGCGCGCAGGCCTGATCCGTCAGCGGCAACGTGTGTTCAGCCTTGGTCTTCGTATCGCCCGCGGGAAGGAACCAGCGCCGTGCGTCGAGGTTGATGTTGCGCCAGCGCGCCAGCCTGGTCTCGCCCAGTCGCGAGCCATGGCACAGCATCATGAGGGCCAGCATGCAGCCCGCCGGCTCGACCTCGAAGCGTTCGGTGACCACCACCAGCAGGCCAGGAACGTCATCACCGCGCAGACGAGCCGGCTTTGGCCTGATGCGGGTACGCACGAAGTCGGTGAACTTCAAGGCCGCCATCGGGTTGTTCGGCAGCAGGTCCAGGCGCAGGGCCTGGCGGAATGCGGCCGACAGCACGCCGTAGATCGAGCGCACGAAGGACAGCGCGTAGCGCTCCTGCATGGGCCACATCAGCGCCTGATCGATCGCCTGCTTGCTGACCTCTGCCAGCGACAACTCGCCCAGGCGCGAGGCCAGGTGGCGATCCAGGGCAGACTTAGCACTGGCCTTACGCTTGGCCGACAGGCCACGGTCGCGGGTCATTCGGTCGCGGTACCACGCCAGTACATCGCCCACCGTTGCCCAGCTGGTGGTCGTCGACTTGGCGTCGGCATCGGCAGCCCGGCGCGCCAGGATCGCCGGCAACGTGGCCAGCATGGTTTTGGCGTTGATCCCCGGGTAATCACCCGCCTTGCCCCAGCGCTGGCGAAACACGACGTGCCAGGCGCCGCGGGCACGGTCGGTGGTCGAGTAGCGGAACCGCAGTTCCCGGTGGCGGGTGTCACGCAGCTGGCGGACTTCGCCTGCCGCATGGCGGCGAATCTCGGCATCGCTGATCGTCACGGTCAGGGTTTTCGGTTCGTTCATTGGTCCCTCCGCGGCCAAAGGTTCAGGCCCTGTTCAGCGCCGGCGTCGTAGCAAGCGCGAGCCTTAGCGTGGCGGTTGTTCCAGCTCTCCACGGCGATCCGCATCACGTCCACCACCGGCAGGTCATATAGGTGCTCGAACGTGCCCAGGGACAGGGTGTCGATGTTCGGCCCCTGCGCACCGCAGTCGTGGCACCAGACGTGTGCCGAGATGATCGGGAACTCGTCGGCCGGGTCAAAGGTGTGGCCCACGGCAATCTCGGTCCCGTCCTCGTCGCGGGCGGTGACGCATGGCGGCCCTTCGCAGAAGGGGCAAGGTGCAAGCTTGATTGGCTCGGTCATTGTCCTGCCCCCTTGTAGCGCTGGGCATAGCTGCCACGCCCGGCCTCGACCTCATCGTCACTCGGCAGCGAGCCGGCGAAGTTGGCGAACCGCCCATACTGGCCTTCCTGCTGGACGATGCAGCTACCCACGCGGGCATGCCGACACTTGGTCATCAGGATCTCGGTGAGGCCGTTCTGGCCCTCCTCCGTATCCATGTCGCGGTGCACCATCAGGATGCAGCTGGCGTCGGCCTCGATCTCACCGGAGTCGCGCAGGTCGCTGGATTGGGGCTTCTTCCCGGGGCGCTTGGTCGAGTCACGGTTCAGCTGGGCCAGTTCAATCACCGGAATGCCCATTTCCTTGGCCAGCTGCAAAAGGGCCTTGCTGATCTTTCCCACCTCCTCGGTACGAGATCGGCCACCACGCTCGCTGCGCACCAGGGTCAGGTAATCGACCACGATCCCAGCCAGGCCGTGCTCACGCTGGCACTGCCGAGCCGTGGCGCGGATGGTAGTCGGGGTCTGGACAGGGTCGTCGCATACGAACAGCGGGGCGCCCTTGGCTTGCGCTACGGACCCCACCATCCTCGACCAGTCGTCGTCGCGCATCTGGGAGGGGTTATCCAGCTTGCGCAGGTCCACGCCGCCCAGGGACGCGATAGCCCGCAGGCCAAGTTCCTCACCAGGCATCTCAATGGAGAACACCAGCCACGGCTTCCGCTCCTTCACTGCGTTGTGCTGTGCGATCTGCAGGGCCAAGGTAGTCTTGCCACTGCCCGGCAGGCCGGCGATCACGGTTACTTTCTTTGGGCGAATGCCCTGGACCAACTCATCCAGTTTTTCCAAGCCAGTGCCTGGCCAAGCCGGAGCGTTTCCGTTCAGCTTGTCATCCACCAGCCGAGCCGCTTCCCCCATCCAGGCGTCCAGCCGCTTGAAGCCTTTGGCCTCCCCGTCGAGGTCGCGCAAGTCAGCCATGGCCTGCTGGGCTGCAGCGATTACTTCGCCGGCAGGTGCGCCGGCCTGCACCATTTCCTGCGCGCCGCCTGCGACATCAAGAATGCGCCGGATCACGCCCCATTCCTTGACGTGCCTGGCGTAGGCCTTCCAATTGGCCAGCGACGGAACCTTGCTGGCCAGCTCAGCCGCATAGGCCATGACGTTGTCGCCACCCGGGAGCAAGCGTTGAACCGCCCCCAAGGTCACCGGATCGATGGGCATGGCTTGCTCGCGGCACTCCAGCATGGCCTCGAACAGGGCCGCATTGTCGGCGTGATAGAAGTCGGCTGAGGTCATCTGGCCGAGCATGTCCTCGACCAAGCCTACGTCCTGCTGCAGCGAAGCGTGAATGACCGCGCCAAGCACGCCGTGCTCAGCCTCGTCGCTGTAAAGGGCCCTCATGCCGCAGCCCTCTTCGATTCCCAGGTGAACCCGACTTGCTGCCCGCCGTTCTGACGCAAGCGGTCAAGGGCGCGATCGCCGATGTAGGACTTGAGGCCGTCAGCGCTCAAGTTGCTGATCACCACTGTCGGCAGCACTGCCTGATATCGGCGATCGATGATGCTGTGCAGCAGGCCCAGCTCGTACTCGCTGCCCTTCTGCGCACCGATCTCATCAATCACCAGCAGATCCAGGCCGCCAAGATGGACTGCCACTTCACGATCGGTGTAACCCGATCCAGGCGCCATCGAAGCGCGGGCAATGCTCACAATGTCCCCCGCCGGGATAATCAGCGCACGGCATTGATCGGCCACCACCGTGCGAACGATAGCGCTGGCCAGGTGAGTCTTGCCGCAGCCGACATTGCCGGTCAGTAGCAGGGAGCGGCCGGCGCGAAAGTGACTCGGGAACTGCTCGGCATAGCCACGGCACTTGGCCAGGGCCTTGCGCTGCTGCTCGCCCTCAGCGACATAGCTGTCGAAGGTGGCCTCAGCGAAGCGCGGGGTGATACCGGCAGCGATCATCGCGGCCATGGCGTTTTCGGCTTTGCGCTGGGCGCAGGCAAGGGCATAGGCCTCGGAGTCGCGCGAGGTCATGTGCAGGGCCTCCCAGGCGCAGCGCTTGCAGCCACGCGGCAGCATCGAGCCGTCGAGCTGCTCGACCTCGCTCATGTCGACATCACCGTGGACTGGGCACACACCCGCGAAGATGCGCTTGGCCGGGGCACGGTGGAACAGATCAGAAATTTGCACGGCCATCGTGGCTCTCCTGGTACATGTCATCGGTGTGTTGCGGGAGATTGTTGAACGCGCTGCCCTGGGCGCTGGCAATCGCGGGCTGCAGGACGTCCTGCCAGCGCTCGCCGTTGATCCAGGTGGAAGCCATCGGGATGTACTGGCCGGCGTCCTTGGTCCAATCGCGGGACACGCAGTGGCGGGCCAGAGAGGCGATCATCACGGCCTGAAGATCAGCGCCCGGGTTGAGCTTGTCCCAGGCCTTGAGGGCGTCCTTCCGGCTCTTCTTCTTGGGGTACAGTTTCCAGAACTGCTCGAAGCCATCCGCCACCGACGTGCACGTAGGTTTAGGTTCCTTGACTGGTTCAGAAAGGTGACTGGTTCTGGGGGCAGCTGCCGCCCCACCCCCTGGGTTTTCTGCCGCCCCACCTAGGTTTTCTACTGCCCCACCCCCTGGGGCAGCTGCCGCCCCACCCCAGAGATTCAGGTGGAACAGGTTCGACTGGTTCAGCTCACCATTTCGGCGGAATTCCCGGCGCACCAGGCCGGCCCTCTCCAGTTCGCGGATATGCGTTTTCACGGTCGAGCGCGCGATCTCGCATTGATCGGCAATGTGCTGATACGACGGCCAGCACTCGCCCTGGTCGCTGGCGTTGTCAGCCAGCTTGATCAGCACCAGCTTGCGCAGCGGGTTGCCGACCTTGGTCTTCATGGCCTTGACCATCAATTCCATGCTCATGGGTTCAGATCTCCAACTCAGCGGTGATCCGCTGGACAAACTGGTCATAGGGTTCAGCCATGGCGACACCCTGCTCTTCCAATGCGGCCCGATATGCTTTGGCCGTGCTGTAAACCACCCACCGCTCGGGTTCAGGCAGATGTCGAGCCCCTACGTAACTGGGCCATGGGCGCATCACCAAAGGCTCGACCGGGGCTGGCCCAGACGCAGCAGCCAGCACGTCCGGATCGATTGCAAGCCGCTCAAGGAACGCCTGATTCACCTGCTCCCGAAGCTCAAGGGCCGGGTATCCGGTAAGGCGTCGAACCAGCACTCGGAGAGCCCACTGGGCCATGAGCACTTCAAACTTGGCTTCACGAAGGGAGTCCTCCTCCGCCTCCTCCGAGAAGAAGATTTCTTCAGCCAGGTCGCAATGGCTCCAGGCCCGGTAGGCGAGCTGGTCGTTGGTCAATGGCTCGAAGTACGTTTCATTGATCACGACCGGATCGGCCGACCGACGACCGAACAGCGGAATTACGTTGTCGGTCATTGCGGCGCCCTCGGTTTGATCTTGAACCGTCCCTGAGGAATTTCAGGATGGGTGGCGCGTTCCGTAGTCTCGTAGGTGCAGTCGAAGACGAATCGGTCGAATCGCTGGGTGACTGCTGGCTTGGGCCAGATAGCGAACGGCTGCCCACCCTCGTCAGCGTGCCGACTGCGGACCATCGCGAACGGCAGCGGGGCACCGGTCACCTCGCGCATTACAGCGTTCACCACCCAGGCCGGCAGGCCGTGGCGGCGGTTCATGCGGTCACGGATCGTGGTGATAGTCTCGAAACCGCTGGGTACCGAGTCGAGGTAGCGGACCTGCTCAAGCTTCGCAGTGCGGTCCTCGACCCGCTCTAGCGCCGCTTTCTGTTCGGCCTGCTGTCGCTCGATCGACACCAGCTGATTCGCACTGGCCGCGATGAGCTCGGCCGGGGTCATCGGCTTGGCGGCGAGCCGCTCGAGTTCCTGCCACCGGTCCACAATCGCACCGGTGAATTCGGGGCTGAGCTGCGCGACAACCACTAAGCTGTCGCGCTTTCCCTTCGCCCCTGAAAACAAGTAGGTGGCCACGCCCTGGCCCAAGTGGTTCGGGACTTCCTGCATTGCAGGAAGTTGGATGACGTGGCGAGCTGCGAGGCGCTGGATAGTGGTGCGCACATTATCGTGTCGAGACCCGACCAGGTCCGATATCTCTTGGGATGACATGGTGAGGCCAGGGCTCTGGATGAGGTTCATACGCCCTCTCCTTCACCCACAACGCCATGGGAGGCGCCGAGGTGACGATGCTGCCAGCAGAAGTTGCCGCTGAATGTGCGCGCCTGCTCGAGGTGGCGCTCAAGGTCTTTCGCGAGCTCGTTCTGGAAGCCGCCCAGCATGGGAATCACGATCGTGCGCACCAACGCCTCAAGCTTGCGGTGCTCCAGGCGAGCAAAGTTCATGTAGGCCATGGCCTGCGCGTCGAGGGTGGCCGGCTCAAGAATCTGGCCTTCCAGTGCTTGTGAGGGGGTCTGCCTAATCATGCTCATGCTGCCACCCCCTGCCCAAAGGCAAGCCAGCCGATGTCAACACCGCAAGCTCTGGCGATCTCTGGCAGGTAGCTAGTGCGCTTTGAGATGCCCAGCTCAATCTGCGAAAGTGTTCCCTGCTTGATCCCTACCCGTTTTGCCAGCTCGACCTGGCTTAGAGAGGCGGCCTCGCGAGCCAACACTAAACGCTCGCCAAGGGTCTGGGGCGAAGCTCCGCTGACTGCCGCGCCACGACTTGCGAGCGGCTGGTTTCGTGGCGCGGCGCTTTTCTTGTGAACCTCTCGGAATTGCTTGATCGCACTTTCGATTCCGCCGAAGTTGGTGTCGTCGAGATACTTGGCCAGACCAGCCAGAGCATCGGCATCTCGCCCGCCTCCGTGGGTATGGCTCAGGTGAATCGCACCGGCTAAGCCGGTCATCCATTCCAGGTTGTCTTTAGCGACAAGCAGCTGGAACTCAGCTTCGGCCGCAAGATCTGCCAAGGTCATATGATCAGTCATTGCGTTACCTCCGCTCGCTCAACGGAAACAACGCTGGCATCAATGAGTGCCTTAGCCTCACGGACCAGAGCCCTGATTGCATAAGCGTGATGCACGCCATTGCCATCAGCGACAAGGTCACCAAGCAGCGCTTCGGCCGATGACAAGCTGGCGCTTGCGACATTCATGGCATCGCCGCAACTCAGTCCGGCTACGACTGAAAACACACTGCCGCCTCCGATCGGACTGAACTCACAAATGCGTGTAACGAGGTGGTCACGATTGACGCTCGCTTGCGCGATAGATGCCGCGGTGTTATTTTTTGGGTGCATGAATTCGTCTCCTAACGACGAAGATTCGAAAAAGTCCCTTGCAGGGGACTGACTGAGAAACCCGGCCGGCCAGCCGGGTTTTTTGTTGCCTGGATTAACTATCCGGACAGCAAATACTGGAAGAAGCGTGACGTCATGGGGCCTCCCGGCAATGGCTGTATGTGCATACAGAGCCGTTTGGCTTAGGTGATTTAAGCGGCTGGAAGCGGCATGATTTCTCTGCGGTCACGGTTGGGACCAAGTCCACTTGAAGAGCGCCATCAGTGACCGTCTGAATCTGGTACTGACGAAGGCGAGGGATGACGTTCTTCCACAGGGTCACGGCCCCGGGTGAGATGCCAAGCGCGTCGGCAAGCTTCTTCTTGCTCCCGAAATGCGCGACGGCTTGATCTGTGTTCACTAAGCGTTCCTCCGGTCATAGAGAGGATTAAAGCAAGCTAAAGAATCAGGGGCAACCATTTTTTTAGCAAGCTACATGCTTAACTCAAGAGTGCTTAAAATTTCGCCATGGAAAGATACGAACGCATAGCCAAGGCCATCGCCGCCAGCGGCAAACGAAAAAGCGAAATCGCCGTAGCCTGCGGCGTGTCGGCTTCGGCAGTGACACAGTGGGTTTCAGGCGAAAGCAAAAGCATGAAACCGGAAAACATCTACGCTCTAGCGAAGGCCACTGGTTTTCACGCCAAGTGGCTGGCTATCGGTGAGGGCCCTGAGAAGGACGTGACGAGCGAGTCGAACGTCCAGCCTGTTGCTCAGCCAACCTTGATGTATCGCTATCCCGTGATCAGCTGGGTCGCAGCTGGCGCCTGGGCCGAAGCAGTTGAGCCATTTCCTCCGGGGTTCTCGGACCGCTATGAAGTATCGGATTACGAGGCCAAAGGCCCTGCTTTCTGGCTTGAAGTGAAAGGTGACTCGATGACTTCACCAGTAGGCGCCTCAATTGCGGAAGGAACACTGATTCTCGTAGACACTGAGGCCGATGCATTTCACGGCAAGCTTGTCATCGCAAAGCTTGGTGACAGCAATGAGGCGACCTTCAAAAAGTTGGTGGAGGACGGTGGCCGTAAGTACCTCAAGCCCTTGAATCCTGCCTATCCCACCGAGATTTGCACTCAAGACTGCCGTATCGTCGGAGTCGTAGTGCGGGCCCTCCAAAAGCTCTAAACGCTCCAGCGCCAGCGTACTCAATAGCTCCCGGAATGGAATATGCCGGGAGCTATCTTGCCAATCGTGCCACTTGCAAATACTGTATATCGATACAGTAGACGCAAGGAATAAGGCATGCGCACCACCCCCTCTTTCAGCACCACCAAACCTCACACCTATGAGCGGATCGGCCACCGAATCCGCGACCTCATAGCTGATCCTAAGGTGCAGCGCTTGCAGTGCGTGACAATCCAACGCCTCGATGAGGAAGATCCAAGGGACTGGCGCAGGGTAATTCACGAAATCGCAGGGACCGCTGGGGTCAAGGTTATTGATCTGGGTGGTGGATCCTTCCGGATAGCCTGGAGTGAGTACGTTGACTGAATAAGGCGCGAGCACGGACTTGTTGACGCCAAGACTTGAAGGTTACTAAACAATTTATTTAGCTTGCTTGACTTACAGGCTTTAGCGCGCTTAAATTCCGTTCATCAGCCCACCAGAGCGCGCTACTCATGAACGGAATCATCCATTTTGGAAATCTGCAAGGTTCAACTGGCTTACTAGCGGAGCAAGAGCTCCGAACTGCCCTTGCCATTTGCTCCGGCATGTCCGGGAAGGAAGCTGCTCGGGCTCTAGGGTGCGCACCTGGCACGGTAAAGAAGTCGGTTGAGCGCCTGTTCTACAAGCTGGGCGTATCCAACCGCGCCAGTATGGTCGCGGAGGCTTTTCGACGCGGGGTAATAAGCCCTGCCACCACTGCGCTCGTCTTACTACTGGCCATTCATAGCGTGCTCGGCGATGACCAAGCAATGCGTGTTCGTCGCGGCGGCAGCGGTGGAGAACGCAAGATAGAAACCCGAGTTGCGACCCGGCGCGCCGAGTGCGCCCTGGCGGTGGCGTGACGCTGACCGACTGACCTGATCCAACACAGATTTTGCGAAAGCCAACAAACGCGGCGGGCATTTGCTCGCCTTGGAGAAAGTGATGAAGCAACCCACGATTCGCTCCTTGGACCTGATGATCGCGCTGATCAGCGCACTGCTCTACCTGGCGCTATCGCTTGTCGTACTGCGCTTCATTGCGCCAGCTCTCATTAGCAGCCAGTCCGACGCCCTGGTGGTGGTCGGCCTCACCCTCATCGGCATCTGGCTGGTCGCAACGGCCTGCCTTGCCAATCACCTGCTCAACAAGCGCCGCGCCCAAGCGGCAATCACCAAAGAGGAAGACCAATGAAGCGTTTACTCGCTGCTGTATCGCTGTGTGCTCTCGCCATTCTGGGCGGCTGCTCTAAGGTCCCGGCCGGCAACGTCGGGGTCATCGTCAACCTGTATGGCTCGGAGAAGGGCGTTGAGCTCAAGGAAGTCGGTACCGGCAAGTACTGGGTTGGCATCAACGAAGAGCTGTACCTGTTCCCAACCTTCACCCAAACCGAGACCTGGACCGGCGACGAAACCATCACCTTCCAGACGGTCGAGGGCATGAAGGTTGGCGGTGACGTGGGCATCACCTATGCCGTAGCGCCGGACAAGGTCACCACCCTGTTCCAGAAGTACCGCGCCGGCATCGACGAGATCACCAACAAGTTCCTGCGCAACATGGTCCGTGACGCCTTCAATGACGTGGCCTCGAAGCTGCCGGTGGAGAGCGTCTACGGCCAAGGCAAGGCCGATCTGCTCTCGGCGGTCGAGCAGCGCGTTCGTGCTCAAGTAGCGCCGATCGGCATCAACCTCGAGCGCATCTACTACGCCTCCGACCTGGCGCTTCCAGAGCAGGTCACCGCCAGCCTGAACGCCAAGATCCAGGCTACCCAAATGGCCGAGCAGCGCCGGAATGAGGTGGCCCAGGCCAAAGCGGAAGCAGACAAGGAGCGTGCGCGAGCACAGGGCGAAGCCGACGCGAAGCTGCTGATCGCTCAGGCCGACGCCAAGGCGATCGAGGTCCGCGCCCAGGCCCTTCGCGCGAACCCTGACGTGGTGACTCTGAACGCGGTTGAGAAGTGGGACGGCAAGCTCCCCACCTACACCGGCGGCCAGGCTCCGCTTCCCTTCATCGGCATCAAGTAATCATACCGGGGCGGCGGTGGCCGCCCCAACAAGGAGTTAGATCATGTTGATCCTGACCCGCCGAGTAGGCGAATCCATCCGCATCAACGACGACATCACCGTCACAGTCTTGGGCGTCAACGGCATGCAAGTGCGCTTGGGTGTCGAGGCGCCCGAGGAAGTCTCAGTGCACCGCCAGGAAATCTACGAGCGCATTCAGGCCGGCCAGCCGAAGGAGGTGAACCATGGCCTTTGAACACGACAGCCGCACCGCCGACAAATTCGTGGTCCGCCTGCCCGACGGCATGCGCGACCAGGTCAACGTCGCAGCGAACGCGGACGACCGCAGCATGAACAGCCTGATCGTGAAGGCGATCCGCGAGTACCTGGACCGCAACGAGCGCGCCAACGTTTTGCTTGATGCGCTGACCCTGGCCGCCGCAGCCCAAGGAGTTCGCCATGACGCAGCCTGATCGCATCACCCTGGTGCTGCGCGCATGCGAGGCCGCACCGCTTTCGCAGATGCTCCCGTTCATCAACGTAGGCGATCTGGTTTCGGCGGGGCGAGGCCTGGCTGTTATCGACAGCGCAACCGAGGTCGACCTGAAAGCCGAGTTGGACATGCGAGAGGCCCAACTGCATGAAGCCGACGCATTGCTGCGGGAGTCGATCGCCTACATCAACGACGACCAGGACAACGTCGAATTCCGCGACATGCTGATCGCCCGCATCGACCAGCTCCTTGATCGAGATCGGGAGCCCCAAGCGGGGTGGCAACCATGACCCAGGCCGGACTGCTTCTGCTGCTGTGGGATGCTCTGCAGCACCGCGAAACCACGTTCGGCCAGGTGCGAGACCTGTCTGCCGCTTGCGGCCTGGACCCGCGCCGTGTGCTGGCCGACCATTTTCGGGGGTTCTCATGATCCAGGCACTGATATCTACGGCAATCAGTGCCGTCATCAGCTTTTCGCTGTTATTCGGAGGTGCGCAACTACACCGATTCGCCTTCTACGTCACGGTGGCGTTTAACGTCGTGGCCTGGGCAGGCGTACTCGGTGGCGTGGTCGCTGGTGATGCCGCCCAGCGGATCATGCAGTACTTCTGGCTCAGCTTGGCCAGCAGTTGCTTCCAGCTCTACGCGCTGATTTACAGCGGCCACCCAATGCTCGCCGCCTCCTGCGTCGTGGTGTCGTTCTTCATAGTCGCAGCGGCAGCGAGGGCTACAGGAGTCTTGTCGTGAACATCATAGCAACTATGGCACTGCGTCGGGCCCTTGGCCGGCAGAACTCAGTGCAGTCGCGAGCGGCTGCCAAGGTCGCTACTACTGGATCCGGGACGCCAAAGCCAGTCGATGGGCCGGTTGTCATTTCCGGCCCGATCAACAGGTACATGTTCCTCCAAGGGCGTGAGTGGGCGATTGATATGGTCACCTCTCTCAGGGCGGCGCCTGTAGAGCTCGTGATCGAGCGACTAAACGGTGCCGCTGCAGGTCGACCTGGCAGTTATGCGGCAGGAATCGAGTCTGTAGTTGTTGAACTGAAGAATGCTGACGCGGCAGATCTGCGCGATGACGAAAACCTGACGGGTCAGTGCGGGAGGAAGGTATGAGCGAAGAAACCGAGGTGCTGACGGTCGACGGCCTGGCCAAGCTGCTGGGCCGCACCGAGGCATCGATCAGGGAAGGGATTCGCCGCGGCGTGCCCTGGCTGCCCAAAAGCTTCAAGATGGGCAATCGACACTGCTGGCTGAAAGAGGATGTGCGCAAGTTCCTGCGCGAGTTTCGGGACGGGGAGCATCAGAGGCCGAAGCTGGGGCGGAAGCGCAAAGACCCGCCGTCGCTTCGGGTGGCATGACCTCAGCCGAGCTTCTCGGCGAGGTCTTGCGGACTGAGGTGGGTATAACGCTTGAGCATGGCCAGGGTCTTGTGCCCAGTAATACTCGCGACTTCCATCATAGTGAAGCCGCGCTCGAAGAAACGACTCGTCGCCTCATGGCGAAGGTCGTGAAGGCGCAGGCCCTCAATCCCAGCGGCCACACAGGCCCGCGGGAAGTAATTGCTGATCGTGTTGAGGGCCAGGGTGAAGTAGCGACCGCCGGAGATCGGCGTCGGTAGGCCGTCCAGCAGAGCGAGCGCCCGGGAAGATAGAGGCACGGCCCGCCTCTCCCCATTCTTGGTTTCTTCCAGATACGCGACCTTTCCGCGCACCTGGTCACGGCGCAGCATCAGCAGCTCAGACCGACGCATTGCCGTCTCAACCGCCAGCTCAATAAACACCGGGAGCTGGGCATTCATCTGGCCCGCCGCTTTGTAGAGAGCGGTGAGCTCAGCAGGCGTAGGACGCCGATCTCTCTCTTTGCTGCCCTTAGGCATCCGGATCGCCCGGCACGGGTTCGTCAGGCCCTCGATACCCCATTCCTTGGTGGCCACCGTGTACAGATGGCTGATCACTGCCAAGTTGAGGCGAACCGTCGCGGTCGACTTCCCTTCTTTCAGCTCAGCATCGCGGTAACTGGCCATGTCGCTCGAGCGTATGGCGGCCAGCGCCTTGCTCGAGAGCTTGTGCTCTTTCCACTTCCGGATGCGGACCTCTTCCTGCTTGGCGCCCTTCTTGGTCGAGGTCACCTCTGACAAGTAGCGATCCAGGGCCTCGGCCAATGTGGTGCTCTCGGCTTCGCGCATGTCGACGAAGCGGGCGCGCGACATATCACCTTCGATCTCGGCAGCCCAGCGCTGGGCTTCTGCCTTGGTATCAAAGGTGGCGGAGAGGGTTGGATATCCTTTGCGGCGGATCTGGGCTCGCCAGGCTTCACCGCGCTTTTCGTAGTAGGCCATGGCGGGATGATAGCGAACGCTTGGGGGAAATACACGCTCCCCCAT